ATGGCTCTGAGATCGTTCAGCTCACCTCAACGGAAGCCAAGTACCGCTTGGCGTCCAAAGGTCAGGTTGCAACGACAGCATCCAGAGCGCTTTCTAACAAGGATGTCCTTGAAGGCCTTAAATCCGGCGGTTCTCGCACAACATCCGGGAGAAGCCCCTCACCTTCGGCTGGGCGCACAACCTCGTCAGCTAACCGGCCTACAACAACAGCGTCGAGTAACCAGCAAATACTCGCTGGTCTGCGTCCAACTCCGGGGTCTAGCGTAACGTCGGGAAGCGGCACATCCCCGACAAGGCAACCTCCAGGAGGCGGAAGCGGGAGCGGGAGCTCTGTACCTTGGGGGTGGATTATTATCGGAGTAATAATACTTTTTGCTATCTTTGGCTGATCCACACTCCGAGAGGCTGCAGCAATAATGGGCAGGAAGATTCGAAAGTGACCAGAAGACGTCATGGAGATGGCAATTATGGGTTGAGCTGGGGCTTGCCGGGTTTCCGTATTGGAAGGAGCCAGTACGGTAATTGGTGGATATCACTCGGCTTACCGTTTGGCTTGCGGATTACAAAGAGGCTTGGCCGAAAAGCCCTTGGCAGCCGTTCAGATTATCGCGGGTCGGAATTTCCGGATGTGGATGAGGTTGAAAAAATCTCTGAGAAGAGTGCTGAGCGAGATATGCAGTCAAATACAGAAAATGAAAAAATATTAGATCGTATAAAAAATTTGAATAAGTGAATTTACATCAAGGGAATGCAATCTTCTCTTGGTCTTCCCACGGTTGCTCTGCAACCATTGTTAAGTGCTTGATTGAGACGGCCGGCGCCTGACGCTTGATGAGCAGCGTCTCCAGCACCGCCGGTGCCAAATAGGCCAGCTTCAGCACACGGCCGACGTAAGCCGGCGTCACGTCCTCGGCGGTCGCAATGTCCTGAATGGTCGCCACCTGGCCGCTGTCGAGCTTGCGGCGCCAGCTCCACGCCTTGGCGATCGAGCGCAGGATGTGCGGATCCACGCCCTTGTCGTCGTAACCCGGCATCATTTCGGCCGGTGGCACGATCTTCGGCCGACCGTTCCGCTTCCGGACGGTCAGTGGAATGAACACGGTCAAGGTCGTGGGCGCGCTGCTCATGCTGCCATCTCCTTCGGGCGCGGAGCCAGCATGTCCCGCACGACAGAACTCAGCCCGTCGGTGCGCAGGTCCACGGTCAGACCCTGCTGGCTGACGATGACCCGGTCGATCAGCAGGCGGGCGATGCGGGCCTGCTCGGCCGGGAACAGCGAGGCCCAGAGGTTGTCGAAGTCCGACAGCGCGGCGACCACGTCGTTGTCGTTCGACACGGAAGCGCAGTCCTGTAGGACCGCCGCGACCTTGGCCGCAATTTCCGGCGTGCGCACCAGCTTGCGGATCTGTTGGACAACGGCGCCCTCGACCACCCCGGCGTTCAGCCGAACAAATGCCTCGCGGCCTTCACAAGCCCGGTTCCGGATCGCATCCATCGAGGTGTAGTAGCGGTAGTGTCGGCTGCCCTTCTTGGTGAACGTCGGCGTCATGGCGATGCCGCGATCCGTGAAGATGAGCCCTTTCAGAAGGGCCAGCACCTGCGCCCGGGTATTCGCCGCGCGCTGCCTTGGGCTTTCCTGCAGAATGGCATGCACCTGATCCCAGAGCGGTTGGTCAATAATGGCTTGGTGCTCACCGGGATAGCTGGTGCCCTTGTGGACCGCTTCGCCGAGATAGAGCCGGTTGCGGAAGAGCTTGTACAAGAACCCCTTGTCGACCGGCTTGCCGCGCTTGTTGAGAACGTGGTTTGCCACCAGTTCGCGCGTCAGCGTCGTGGCCGAGCCCAGTTCGACAAACCGTTGGAACATGTGACGGACTGTGGCAGCTTCTGGCTCGTTGATGATGAGCTTGCGGTCAACCACGTCGTAACCCATCGGCACGAACCCACCCATCCACATGCCTTTGGCGCGGCTGGCAGCGAACTTGTCGCGGATGCGCTCGCCGGTGACCTCGCGTTCGAACTGGGCGAAGGACAGCAGGATGTTGAGCGTCAGGCGGCCCATCGAGGTCGTGGTGTTGAACGACTGGGTGATGGAGATGAACGTCACCCCATGCTTGTCAAACACCTCCACCAGCCGCGAGAAGTCCATCAGCGAGCGCGACAGACGGTCGATTTTGTAGACCACCACGACGTCGACCAGCCCGTCCTCGATGTCCTCAATCAGCGTCTTCAGGCCCGGACGATCGAGCGTACCGCCAGAAAAACCTCCATCATCGTAATGTTCGCGCATGCAGGCCCAGCCTTCGGCGCGCTGGCTGGCGATATAGGCCTCGCAGGACTCACGCTGGGCATCGAGGCTGTTGAACTCCATGTCGAGCCCCTCTTCGGAGCTCTTGCGCGTGTAGATGGCGCAGCGCAGGCGGCGCTTTGGTGCAGCTTCTGTCATGCCGCATCCTTCCGTTCCCGCAAGCCGAAGAAGCGGTAGCCGTTCCACTGGGTGCCGGTGATGTCGCGGGCGACCGCCGACAACGACTTGTATCGCCGCCCCTGCCAATCGAACCCGTCCTTCAGCACGGTGATGACGTGCTCCGCTCCATCCCATTCGCGCACCATCCGCGTGCCGATCACGGGGTTGCGGGGATCGCTGATGACCGATTTCCGGACCTTCTTGCCCTCGATCTCATCGGCCAGTGCATTAAGCAGCCGCGCCACCGGCTTGGATGGTCCGCCCCAGGTTAGTTCCTGGATGCGGTAAGCGATCCGCTGTTCCAGGAACGGCCGGCTGTTGTTGGGCGCCTCGCTACCGATCAGCGTCTGCCATTCGGCCTTCAGCTCGTTGACTGTCATGGTCTTCAGCGCAGCCAGTCTGGCCAGCACCTGCATATTGTCATTATCTCGCATTATCGTCCTCCGATCCGGGCTTGTGCCCGGGGACGACTGACGCTCTTGGTGGCCGGGATAGCGAGTGAACTATCTCCGCAATGGTTAGATAAAGGACTGGACTGTTCGCGCATGCGCAGCACGCTGGCAGCCACGATACGGCCCAACTCGGAAAGCCGGTCGTCGGTCGAAAGATCTTCGGGCGGCGTGGCGTTCGGGCCACTGAGGGAGGATTGCATAGAGGATTCCGCATAACAGGCTGGGCGTCACGGGACGCCGCCGATGCGGATCCATCCCCTGATCAAGTGAGGGGAGAATAAGTTGGGATAAATCCCACGTCAATTGGCGGCGGGCTTTCAGCTTCCCGCAAAATGCAGTCCGTTAGCGCCGGCGCTGAAACAGGTTCTGGTGCGAACGAAGCACGATGCCGATGATGTTCACGCCCTCGTCGCCATGATGACCCTGGTCAGGGTTGCCGATCACGATCGGCTCCTGGAACTCGGCGCGGGTTGATTCCGCGCGCAGGATGAAATTGGTCCCGTCGTGGTCGAGGCGCTTGCAGGTCATCTCATGCAGGTCATGTCGGTCGCGCTGGACGATCACGATGTCCCCCGGCTGCGGTTCGACCAAGCCATAGGAGACCCGCAGGCATTCGAGGTCCGAGCCGGGCGGGATGATCTTGTCCATCGAGTTGCCCTCCATCCGCAGCGCAAACCGCTCGCCGCCAGCGACTGGATTAGGCCCAACCTCAATGGAATAGCGGTCTTCCTCTGCCCAGTCGGTCTGTTCGCGCCAGACCCCGGCCGCCACTGCGCCGACGACCTCGAGATGTTGGGCTCCGCCAGTTAGGCCTACGCGCGGCATCAGGGTGGCGGTCGATGGCACCAACTGCGAGATATCCATGCCGAGCGCCTTGGCGAGGCCAAGCACCGTTTCCAACTGCGGGTTGGCGCTCTTGCCGCGGATGATGTCGCGCACCAGATGCGGGCTCTTTCCCGCAGAGGAAGTCAGCGAGAGCGAACGCGCATTCCACTTCGACCCGGGGCCGGTGGCGGTTTCCAGGACGGTGCGCAGATGCGCGATGTCGAAGAGAGGTTTCTCTGTCATGGCGCCTCATCTAGCACTGCGGGACAGTTCCCGCAATATGTATCCATAGCGCGGGATCGGGATTGTAATGTAGGATAGGTCCCGTAATAATCTGGATATGACAACGCACCCGCTCCTCTCCGATATCGACGCATTCCTCCGGATCCATAAGCTCAGCGAGAGCGCCTTCGGCCGCCACGCAGTCAATGACTGGAAGCTGATTCGCCAGCTCAAGGCCGGCCGCCGGCTCTGGCCTGACACCGAAGCGCGGGTCCGCACCTTCATGATCACCTATCAGCCGACCCCGCGCCGGAAGAGGGCTGCCAAGTGAGCGGCGCCTTCGAACGCCATGGGCTCGACCATCTGTCGGCGTCCTCGATCAACCTGTTCGTGGCGCAGCCCTCGATGTGGGCGATGCAGAAGCTGATGGGTCGCAAGTCGACCGTCGGCCCGGCTGCTCACCGCGGCACTTCCATTGAGGCGGGCGTCGAGATGGGTCTGTTTGAACCCGATGCCCCGGTTGAGGCCTGTCAGGAACTGGCGATTGCCCGGTTCAACCAGTTCACCGCGCTGTCGGGCCATCCGGGTGTCGACAAGGAGCGCGCCGCCATTGCCCCGGCCGTCGCCATCGGTCTGGCCGAACTTCGCCAGTACGGCGTGCCTGAAGCTGCCGACGGCAATCGCCAGCACCGGATCGAGGTTGCCCTGCCAGGCGTGCCGGTTCCGTTCATCGGCTGGCTCGACTTTTGGTTCCCCGCGCATGGCATCATCGTCGATCTCAAAACCCAGCTGCGGCTCTCATCCAAGATCTCCGACCCGCATGCTCGGCAAGGCGCGATCTACCATGCCGCCCACGGCAATGCCGAGATCCGCTTTGCTTACGTTACGCCGCAGAAGGTCGGGGTCTATCAACTTGAGGACCCGCGTAGCCACCTCGCCCGCGTGGTCAGCATTGCCCAGTCGATCGAGCGGTTCCTGTCGCTGTCGGACGACGGCGCGGCACTGACCCGGTCGCTCTCGCCGGACTTCGACAGCTTTTACTGGAATGACCCCGGCGCCCGCGCGGCCGCCGACGAAATCTGGGGCTTGGCCCCCGAAGGCGATGCCGCCTGCCTGAACGCGGCCCACTGAGAGAAGAGGAAACAGGATCATGGGTTTCATGACGCCCCCGT